CAAGTAAAACAATTACAAGATAACCCAGACTTGCTTAAACTTGGTGGCGAAAAAAGATATTGCACATTTTTATTTACAGATGTAAGGGGCTTTACAAACCTATCTGAAAAATTACCACCAGAACAAGTTACAGATATTATGAACAAGGTTTTGACAGAGCAAGTAACTTGCATACAAGCACATGGAGGTATGGTAGATAAATTTATAGGTGATGCTTGTATGGCAATATTTAATGCACCGCTTGACATAGACGAACATGAAAAAAGAGCAGTAGCTTGCGCACAAGATATGCGAACAGCTATACAACAATTACAAAAAACTTTACCAGAACCAGTTGCTATTGGTATTGGTGTAAATACTGGCGAGGCAGTAGTTGGAAATATGGGATCAGATACTAGGTTTGATTATTCTGCTATTGGTGACGCTGTAAACACAGCTGCAAGGCTAGAATCAGCTACTAAGGATGTGGGTGAAGATATCCTGATTGGCGAAAATACTGCAAAAAATTGTGATTTTGAGTTAAAATCACTACAACCTATTAAAGTAAAAGGTAAAAAAGATTATTTAAAAATTTATACAGTTTGATGACAATAAAAAAAATGACAGTAAAAGATGTTGCTGAAAGATTAACAAAATTAGAAACAATATCACATGAGCGTTGGAAAACTGCTTTCAATGAATTTTCAGATATCAAAGAAGAAATCACTAGAATTAATTTAACAATAAAAACTGCAACATTTGGTGTGTTTGGATTTTTAGGCGCATTATCAATCGCAGTTGTAACATCAATGTTGGTCTAATATGAAAGGTTTATTAAAAAATATTGTAGGTGCTGTTGCACCTACTATTGGTTCAGCTATGGGCGGTCCACTAGGTAATATGGCTATGGGTAAAATAGCAGAGGTATTGGGCGTATCTAACGATCAAAAAACAATACAACAAGCAATACAAAATGCTACGCCAGAGCAAATGTTAGAACTTAAAAAAGCAGAACAAGAGTTTGAAGTGCAAATGAAAGAACTTGATGTAGATGTATTTCAACTAGAAACACAAGATAAACAACATGCTAGAGGTATGTTTAGTAAAGACTGGACTGCAAGAATTATTGGTTTGTTTACTATAGGTGGTTTTCTTGGATATATCTTTTTAGTAACACTACAACCACCAGAGCAAAACAGCGAGGCTCTTATAAATCTAGTGCTTGGTTATCTCGGCGGTTTGGCTAGTGCAATCATTTCGTTTTATTTTGGTGCTTCACATACGCCTGACGACAAATGACAAGTCCAGATGCTTTCGTTTATAAAGTAACTTTAGAAAAAGTTATTGATGGTGATACTGTGCGTTTAAAAACTATTGATCTCGGTTTTTCTGTGCAACTACATAATAAATCTGTTCGTATTGCAGGTATTGATACTCCAGAATCACGGATCAATACCAAAAGACAACCGCATAGAACAAAAGAAAAAGAGCTTGGGTTACAGGCCAAATCAAAATTAAAAGAGTGGTTAGTAGGTGACATCACCTTAAAATCTTATGGTACTGATAAATATGGCAGAGTGCTTGGAGACATATTTTGTTCGCAAGGCAATGTAGCAGAATTGTTAAAAGCAAATGATTTAGCAGTAGATTATGATGGCGGTACTAAAACAAAAGTTTGGGAGTAATAATATGAATATATCACAAGAGGGTTTGTCACTAATTAAAAAGTTTGAGGGCTGCGAACTAGAAGCATATAAATGTGCGGCAGGAGTTTGGACAATAGGCTATGGATCTACTAAAGGTGTTAAAGAGGGTAATACTCTCACCCAAGAAGAAGCAGATAAATTGTTATTCCATGAAATGGAAGAGTACGAGGGTTATATAAATAACTTGGTTGAGGTTAATTTAAAACAAAACGAATTTGATGCTTTGGTATCATGGGTGTTTAATCTTGGACCAGCTAATTTAAAAAGCTCTACATTATTAAAAGTATTAAATAGTACGCATAAAGACTGGAACGACATACCTACACAAATAAAAAGATGGAACAAAGCAGGCGGAAAAGTTTTACAAGGTTTAGTGAGAAGAAGAGAGGCAGAGGCATTACTATTTGTTGGTAAAGAATGGCATGAGGTTTAAATCTTTGCTAAACTTACAACAAATCAGGAATATATTATGGCAATAGAATTTGATCCGCAAGAATACATAGCAGCATTGGGATCTGGAAATATGAGTGATCCTCTCAGCAATATATCTAGTATTGCAGATTTTGTGGCTAACAATAATGCAAACTATGGGACTGGACTACAAAACTTGTCAAGCATTATGTCAACAGTAGATCCTACAATGGCAAGCGGTTACAACTATGCAAGATCTATAGCTGGCGGTTTGCCTATGGAGCAAGTTATTGCGCCAGGTGTAAGTTTTTCTCCTGACCAACCAGGTGGTTTTACACAAGCACAACTAAACGCACCTGTAGTAACAACAGCACCAGTTAGTGTTCCAGACGATCCAGCTTTTTTACCTGGAGGTTCTGCTGTCAATCCACCAAATTACGGAACACTACCACCAAATATAATTGGTGGTGGAATGGGTGATAATATAACGATTTTACCACCCGATAATTTAAGATTTCCTCCACCTGTAGATATTCTTGGTGGGTTTAATTTTGTACCTCAAATAGATGTAGATGCTTTGCGACAAGGTTTGCGTGATGAACTTGACTCTCTTATACCAGTACCGCAACAACCTGATTTTTCACAGTTCATCAAGCAAGAAGATATTGGCGGGTTATTAGAAGCAAGAGAACCTGATCTAACAAAATTTATTACAAAACAAGATATAGATGCCTTAATACCAAAAGGACCAACTGGCGGTATATTTTCAATAGAAAATATAAGAGAGGATTTGAATTTACCAGACTTTGACCAATTTGCTATGAAACAGGATATACCCATGATGGCAGAGCCAGACTTATCTAAATTTGTAACACAAAAAGATATTAATGATGCTATTGCTCAAATAAACATACCTACAGTACAACAACCAGATTTAGGTGGTTTCGATAATAGGCTGATGCAATTAGAACAAGGTCTTTTAAATTTACAAACACCGCAACTTCCTGATGGTGGCAATTTTTCTATAGAAAGAATGACACCAGGTTTATTTGTATGAGCATCACACACGAAGAAGCTGTCAAAGCTGCACAAGCTGAAGCCATATTAGATTCTGATGTTTTCAAAGAAGCGCTTGAAAATCTTAAAAACGAATATACAAATATTTGGTTAAACACCAGAGATATTACAGACACACAGATTAGAGAAGATTTACATAGATCACTATTACTTTTACCTGAAGTTGAAAGACATCTACGAATTATGGTAGAAAAAGGTAAACTCACAAAAACACACATTAACAAAATAAGAAATATAGGATAAATATCCCCTTTTTGTAGAATATTGGTTTAAAATATTCATAAATACAATAAAGGAGTATTTATATGGCAACAACGGACAAACCGACTGCACTCAAAACACCTGGCGAAACAACTACCGCTATGTTTGAAAATTTTTTAACCCCTGAAGAGGATAAGGAAGAAGAACAATTAAACGAAGAAGTTGAGGTGGTGGAAACACCTACCGAAAATGTTCCTGAAGTAGAGGAAGTAGAAACTGAAGATCTTGAAGAAGATGTTGAAGTTGAAGAAGATTCTACAGAAGAGGACGAATATTTAGATGAAGAACAAACGAATATTGAAGAGGAAGTCGAGCAACCTCAAATGTTTACAGTTAATGTAAACGGAATAGAACAGCAGGTCACGCAAGATGAACTTATCAATGGCTATTCTCGTCAGCAAGATTATACGCGCAAAACACAAGAACTCTCTCAACAGCGAAAAACTATTGAAGAGCAAGCCAAAGAAGTAGCGCAAAGAGATGCGATTTATTCGCAGTTGTTACCGAAGATGGAAGCCCAATTAAAGGGCGAATTGGCAAACGAGCCAGACTGGGACACACTTTATAAGGATGATCCTGTTGGTTATGTTCGCGAAAAGCAACTTTGGGATGAAAAGAAAGAAAAATTAAATGCGGTAAACGCTGAACAGCAAAGAATCCAACAAGAGGATTTGCAAAAACAGCAAGAACTTATAAAACAACAAGTTCAATACGGCAATCAAAGACTTCTTGAATTAATTCCAGAATGGCAGAACCCAGAGGTTGCTGCTAAAGAAAAAGCTGCTATTAGTGAATATGCTATAAAAGCGTTGGAATATACGCCGCAAGAAATACAACAG